CGAAGCAGCAGAACGGGGGCTCGGTTAAGCGTTGCGGCTTAATACGAGACCCTTGGAAGTTGTTCGGTATCCAGACCTCCTCTGGTCGCACTAAGGTGCGGCCAAAGGGACCAGTCTGTGACGCCGGGGTTTCGGGGAAACCCTTAACTTCGGTGTTTATGTTCCAGCCGTCGTGGCTGCTCGAGAACCGTGAGGTTCGCGAGCGGTTACGAGGCTGTCCCGATCGCAAGCGAGCGATCACCGTCGTGCAGCAGGCCTGGACATCTGTCCGGGCCCTCTACACGGCGGCAACCGGCCGCCGCCCTATCTTTGATATGGCGACGGCAGGAGGTTCATCGTCCCGTGCGGTGCTGGGGGCTCTCAATGCTCTTGCCCGGAGGTTGGTGAAGATTTCGGTCTTCTCCTCCCCGGACGAGGTCATTAAGTACCTCAAAAAGCTCTCTGACGACTGCCGCGTGGCAGCCCTTTTAGAGCTTCCAGCACCAAAGCTTGTGCGACTCTTTGGTCTCTCTTCAGCGAGGGCCATCGAGCAGTGTTCCTACCTAGGTAGGTCACTGCCTTCCGGTGGCGACCGCGCTGTTAAGAAAGCCCTCGAGAACCACAAGCGCAATCTCAAAGAGGGGTTCCAGACCCCTTCTGAGCTCCTGCGGAAAGCGGAGGCCTTTGCCACCAGTCTGTGTCGTGAGACACTTCCTGGTCTGCCAGGGTTCCCGCTAACCGGGGGAGCGTGCCTAGAGAAATCTAGGAAAGAAGGTGGTTTGGCCCAATTCCTCGTTGAGGCCAGGATGATGATGGGAGAATCTCCTTATCCTGTAGAGTCCCTGCAAGGGGTCTCTATAGAACAGGGGGTCTCCCTATGTGCGGAAGCAGGTCTCCGTGACTACCTGTACCAGCAGCTCCCGGAAATTCCGGAAGCCCAGGTACTGTGTATCAAGGAGCGGGGGGGGAAGGCGCGCATCGTGACGAAAAGTCCCGGCGCACTCGTCTCCCTGGCACACTTTGGTCGTCTCGAGGCTCTTCGAGTCCTCCGGAACTACCCTGCCAGCGCTCTGACCCTTAGGGGAGACTTTGTCCCTCCTAAGATGAAAGGCGTCGGCGTGGTGCTTTCGGCGGACCTCGAAACAGCCTCCGACTTGATCCCTCACGACCTGGCAAGGTCGTTATGGATCGGGCTGTGCCGTGGCCTCAACCTCTCGGAAGAACTCCGAAAGGTTGGGCTCTTGGCACTTGGCCCTCAACGTGTGACCTGGCCCGATGGAGAGACCGCGGTAACAAGCCGCGGTATCCTCATGGGCCTCCCGTTGACCTGGGTGATCTTGTCCTTGGTGCAGATTTTCTGCGCCGAGTACTCGATCGACCAGGCGTTCCTGCTTAACCCTCGTTGGCACCCAGGCAGAAGGCTCCAGCCCTTCTTCGTGTGCGGTGACGACTTGATTGCCCTCTGGAGCCGGGACACGATCCGCGAGTATGAAAATACTATGCGTCTCTGTGGCCTCCGGTTCTCGAAAGGCAAACACCTCGTCGCCGCTCGGAAGGGCGTGTTTTTAGAGAAGATTATTCTCTTCAAACCTGGATCCATCTTCAGGCCGCGCGGCCGCCCTCTCTCGAGGACGCTGGCGGACTTCTTTGAGGCGATCCCCGAGAGGGAGATCTCCTACATGGAAGTCTCTTCAGCGTTCCCGATAAAGGGTCTGGTCTCCGCTTCCTTCCCTCCTGGCATGGAGAAATCCTTGCCGGGGTGGTGGGACGCGGGGTCCTGCGCGTGGTCTCTCTCCGAGTGGGCTCCGGTGAGAAAGGTCTCAGTGGT